AAGCCTTACACCATCCCAGCCTAGCTCTAGGCAATACAGAACAGATGTTCACGTTTCACGTGAAACATCCGACAGCATCTAAGCTGTAACCAGTAACGTCTTGGATAGCCAAGGCTTGGAAAATGCACCTTGAAAACTGAATAAAATAACGCGTGTTATTGTTTCTATGTTTCACGTGAAACATCTAACGAGAGGAGCGATGGAACATGACAAACTACACCGATATAATATGCAAGTATCTAACATATTACAAAGATGCACACGTTGAAGTAGTAAACGAACCCATTTATAACTTACCTATCCTCAGAGTATTTGACGATAGGATGGGAACACAATTTACAATTTATAAGGTCTCACAAATTACGCAAGTTTTTAGAGACCTCGGGGCATGGCGTAAGAGTTACGGCAGACTGTAAACAATTAAAATGTTTCACGTGAAACATAGGAACAATAACAACACCATAAACAAAAAGGAGAAAAAACTATGACAAAACAATTTGACAATGTTTCATCTTATTTAGTAACAGCATCCAATAGCATCGGCTCATGGAAGTACAGTGTGACATTGATTAGGTTAAAGAACACTTATGCTGGCAACCCAAGATTTAAAGCGATTTTAACAAATCTCGACCAGCTTGAGCAATACGATTACGCTGGTTCTCATGTTTATACATTTACAGGGCATTACGTTGGAGATGTTGCAGAAGCGCACTATATAGTTGAGTATCACCTTAAAAAGATGGAAGCACTTTATAACAAGTGACTAATGAGCTTGACTAGGTGTCACAGCCTAGCCAAGCACTCCCAGCAATAACGCTGGCAAACAATAACACAAACAAAGGAGAAAAACTATGAAAAACAACACAATTAAAATGAAAAAAGCAACCATCGAGGTACTTGAAAGGCTTATGGATTGCTTAGACAGCGAGGAAAGCTATATCAATACAAGGACAATTTTGTATGATACAGACAGCCCAAGGCTCAACGATGATGGAACACCTAAAACTCGTGAGGATGGTAGCATCATTTACAAACAAGATTATAGGGAAGAACTTATTCCCGAAGCTGAATTGAGCGAGGAAGCAAAGCTCAAAATAAAAGCCATTGACGAGATAAGAAAGCAACTTGAAAAGCTGGCATAATAGTATTGGTGAGGCTGGTGTCACAGCCAACCTCACTACTCAACCTATAGAAAGGAGAATAGGCATATGAAACAATACTATAGAACAATAAACACAGACAACACATCGACCTATTGGCACGGAGACACCGCAAGAGCCACATGGCTACTCAAGACCAACAAGCTGGTGCTTCCATTGGGAACACGCAAACCTAAAAATGTTTCACGTGAAACAATTAGAGAATTTTAAGAGGTAAAGATGTTAGACTTAGAAAAAATGAGAAAGGAACTAGAGAACAAAGCTGATTTAAAATACATCAAGCTACAACGTAAGAACCAGCTTTACTATTACACCCATAAAAACCTAGACATAGTATTGCGAATAGACGTTACAACAGACAAAGCTCAATACATATCTATTACAAGAAAGGAGAATATCAGCGAGTGAAAAATTGCACCATTCTAATAGAACAAAGCGAGGGCAATAAAGTAAAATCTAGTGTCTATCGCACTGATGATTACAGAATAGCAACAGCTTTATGCAATATTCTTAACAACGTAGGAAACATGGAGATTGAACACGATGAAACAATTATATCATATCATTAAATTTCACATAGGTTTAAAGCTACTAGCACATGACAAGCTCTATTTCATAGACGTGTGGTATTACGACTACGAATTGCACAAAGAATGCGTATTAACATTCATACCCGAGACCATAACGTCAAGCTGGAAACGCTGGAAACGAGACCTACTAAAAGGAGTTTCCGACCACAAATATCGTATAACCTATGTACATTTTGGAAATACTGTGCTATAATACTTATGTCAGCTCCTCCAAGGGTTTAAATACTACTTGGCTGGCTAGTCGAACAAAGTAAGTTCGCCTCATCAAAGTGCCCCGAGGAAATGCGGATGCAAGAACCGCCTAGCCAACTCCCAGCAATAACGCTGGAATAAACCACATTTCAAGACCATAAGAAAGGAGACAAAAATTATGGCAAAGATGATTACAAGAACAGTAGTAGGAACACAGCTCACAGCAAAGGTAGTAAACAAGGAGACAGACGAGATTACCAACAAGACCCTCATCCTTGACACCAAGCTCACAGCCGAGGACAGCGCAAAGGCTCTTCGCCTTGCATCCAAGACAGTATCAGCAGACGAGGTTGTCATTTCAGTTTCAGACTTCGCACCAGTAGAGAAGCTCTACGGCGTATCTGTTGAGGACTTCATGTCAGTAGCAAAAGAGCTTGACCCAGCAACACGCAAGCCCATCCAGTAAGCAACAACAAGCAACCAATTAACTATCAATTCATATTAAAAGGAGAATAATATCATGGCAAAGAAAAAAGCAGAAAGCAACTACACAGCAACAATCAAAGAGGCATCAAGAGACCTCACAGCTAAGGAGAGAGTTATGTTTAAAGATACTGGCAACGCTACACAGCTTAACAAGCTTGCAGAGGAAGCGCAGTCAGCTGGAACATCAGCTATCATTGAGAACATACACGACTATGCTATTATTTCAATCCATAACGAGGCGTCTGACGATGTTGACTATGAGAACTACGTTTTGATTGATGGAAACGGAGACAAGTACTACACTGGCTCAAAGCCATTTTGGAACAGCTTCAAGTCCATTTGGGATGAGATGCACGATAGTGGAGAAGAGTGGGGCATCCAGCTCAATCTTATTCCATCCAAGAACTACGCTGGCAAGACAGTACTTACTTGCTCACTAATCTAAAACTAAGAAAGGAGAAGACCCTTCCGATTTTAGCCATCACCAAAGATTTAAGATAAGCCATTAGACCCAAGGTAATACTAGCCATGTTATCTTGGGTCTTCTTAAAAGGAGAAGATATGCAAGTAGAATATGAACCAAGAAGCGATAGCTTTAGAGTATGGTGTCGTAATCAAGATGATTATAATTTTATGAAGCTAGTACAAAGCTCAGCGTTTGACCCATATAAGTTCCTTAAAAATTATCAGAATAGAATTTATGGTGCTATGGTGTCAGCAATGGGTATTGATGAAAAGGAGAATGATGACATGAAAGATTATATAATTATACACATAGACAACGAGCCAATGATTATATTCAAGAAACATATCTGCGCTATTATTAAAGGCGAGGACGGCGCAGTAATTCAGTGTGAGTGCGGTAAGTTTTTTGCAGATGAGAGCTACGCTGATGTAGTAAAGCAAGCATTATAAGAAAGGAGAAAGCCATGGAACTTAAATATACAATTGAAATGATGTGTAGTACTGACTACAAGGATAGATTTAAAGCTGAGTATTATCAGACAAAGGTTAGATATGAAAAACTACATAAGATGGTTGTAAAGTATGATGCTGGCACATTAGACTTTGAACCATCATGCGACATTGACCTTTTAAAGAAACAGGCTTCCAACATGGGGCAATACTTGTATTGCTTGGAAGTAAGAGCAGAGATTGAAGGCATAGAATTATAAATGTTTCACGTGAAACATAAGAGAGGGCATGACGATGGCAGATAATATACCGACAATTGATTTTGGTAGAGAGTGTGTAGAGAACTTTTTATCACAAGTAGACAGAGTATATCAAGACACAATTGCTTACATTGACAACAACAAAAAGGGAACACATGAAAGTGGAAAGCTGGCATCAATCGCAGAGTATATCGAATATACTAGAGGCGATATCTTATCAAGGAGAATAGAGATATACCGCATAGTAGGTAACCTAGTAAATCAATACGGTTATCAAGCTGTAGCAGAGGCGATGGTTGGCAACGTAGAGATTGACTACACAATAGCCATTCAACTCATACCACCCAGTGGCATCTTTATTGAGTATGACGAGACCATATCACAGCTACTAGGTATTACTAATCAGATTAGTTCACAGATGACAAAGTTAAAGGGTGAGTAAGACATGGCTAAAGTATACAGTGCTGACTTAGAAACTACTGTATACGAGGGTCAAGACCATACCGAGGCGTGGGCAAGCGCACTGGTAGCCCTAGACAGCAACGAACCATTAGTATTTCATTCACTGGCTGAGACACTTGATTACCTTGATAGTCAAAATGAAAACGCTGTGTTATACTATCACAATCTCAAGTTTGATGGTAACTTTTGGCTCTCGTATCTAATCACAGAACTAAACTTCACACAAGGACTAGAGTATGTATCAGAAACAGACGTAAAATTCAAAGACGGAAAGGAACTAAAAGAACGAGAACTAATATATGTAATATCATCAATGGGTCAATGGTACACAATCACATTCAAATACCATTCACATATCTACACACTGAAAGACAGCTTAAAGCTACTACCATTCACACTCAAAGAGATAGGCAAAGCATTTAAGACAGAGCATCAGAAGCTAGACATGGAGTACGAGGGTTATCGCTACGCTGGCTGTGAGATAACAGATGAAGAGATGGCATACATCAAGAACGATGTACTTGTCCTCAAGGAAGCTCTTAACATCATGTTCTTAGAGGGTCATAACAAGCTAACAATCGGAGCGTGTTGTCTCTCAGAGTTTAGAAAGATGGTTGGTAAGTTTGACTGGCAACACTGGTTTCCAAGACTGGATGAGATTGAACTGGATGAAAGCATATACGGCTCAAAGAACGCAGACGAATATGTACGCAAGTCCTATCGTGGTGGATGGTGTTACCTAGTCAAAGGGGCAAGCGGTAAGACATACTACAATGGAACAACAGCAGATGTTAACAGTTTGTACCCCTCAATGATGAGTAGTGAGAGTGGAAACGTATACCCACTTGGTAAGCCTTGCTTTTGGAAAGGTGATATACCAATGAAAGCTTTTGGTAAGAACAAGTATTACTTTGTACGTATACGCTGTAGGTTCTATCTCAAAGAGGGTATGCTTCCATTCATACAGATTAAGCACAGCATCAGATACAAAGCAACAGAGATGCTAGAGACATCAGACGTTTACAACAAGAAAGACGGAAAATACTATAGATACTTCAAAGACAAAGACGGAAACATGCACGATACCAAGGTTGAACTCACGCTCACTTGTACAGACTACAAGCTGATACTTGAACACTACCGACTGGAAGACCTAGAGATACTTGATGGCTGTTGGTTTTATGCTGATGCTGGTATCTTTGACCAATACATAAACAAGTACAAAAAGATTAAGATGGAGAACAAAGGAGCAAAGAGAACAGAAGCAAAACTATTCCTAAACAACCTATACGGAAAGCTTGCAACGAGTATGATTAGCTCATTCAAGTATGCAAAGGTGCTTGGCGATGGTTCGCTGGCATACAGCGTACAAGCAGAGATGGATAAAGATCCAGTTTATATACCATGCGGGTCGGCTATCACATCTTACTCACGCAACTTTACGATACGTGCAGCTCAACAGAACTTCTATGGTGTTGACAAGGCTGGTTTCAAGTATGCTGATACTGATAGTATACATTGTGACCTACCACCCTCAGAGATTAAGGGTATAAGAGTAAGTGATAACGACTTCTGTGCATGGAAGCTTGAAAGTTGCTGGGATGTTGCTAAGTTCGTAAGACAAAAGACATACGTTGAACACGTAACACATGAAGATTTAAAACCGATAGACAAGCCATACTACAATATCAAGTGTGCTGGTATGCCAAATAGCTGTAAGCAATTGCTACTTGCTTCAATGGGAGAAGAGAACACATTAACAGATAAACAGAAAGATAAATACAAAGAGTTTATCGAGATACCAAGAACGCTTGATGATTTTAAAGTTGGCTTGAAAGTACCATCAAAGCTAGTACCAGTAACAATTAAAGGTGGAGTAGTACTAAGAGAAACCATATTCACACTGAGGGATATATAAAAAGAGAGATAGAGTTAATACCCTATCTCTCTATTTCTATTCACAAGTGTAGCACTCATACATCCAGCAACAAACTGGCAACGCTAGGTGGACTGAGTTAACAGCTGTTTCTACACGCCTACAACGAAGTACAAGATGCTATACAGAATAGACTTACATAACACTATATTTCAACATATCAAAGAAAGCTGATTTACACTCTTGGTTCTTAAACCTCATAAGCCCTCTCTCAAATACAGAGCGGAGCATCAATACATAGCTGTTGGTACTTCCAACCATGATAAACTGTGCATCGTGACTACCAGCATCAAATGTAATCTTAGTCTTAAAGTCCTCATCAACAGACTTATCCATATAATACAGTCCAGCCTCATAGTAGAACTTAATCGAGAACAATCTATCTCCATGTTTCAAGGTTGCTACATATCTACTAGCACCAGCTGGCTTCTCAATAAATGAGCTACTATCATTCAAGTAAACATTCATAGCTGAGTATGCAACATAGCTCTCATTCTTGAAAGCTTTATTGAAGCCACTGTTAAGCTGTAGCTCAGTTACGTTATCCATATAAGTCTGTTCCAGTACATACCCGTCGCCTCTAAGATACTTAGTATCATCTTTCAATCTATCAGATATACCCAGTGAAAGGAAGTAAGGGTTAACCAAGCTTACCTTATTAGAAAGCATATACACTGGTACTCTTCTTACTTGCTCACCTTGACCTCTAGCTATTGAGGTATGTATTGACAACAGCTTGTTAATCTCATTAGGACAATACCTATTATTCTCAGACTGAAACTCGTCGAATATCATCATCTCTACATCTGACAATAAATGCGAAAACTTCTTTAAGCTATCAGCATTGTTAAGCGTAACGCAATATCCGCATGGCTCTTCATTCAAGAACAGCTCTACAAATATGCCATTGGCACGTCGTTTCTCCGTCATCTCATCTGTTGGAAAGAAGAGCCTTTGGATATCCTTAAAGAACTTGTCAGCGCAGTCAGATAGTTCGTAGTTCCATCTATACACCAAACAGAACTTCTTATGTTTTTCCTTGAACCTTTTGACAGCATAACGATTAAACCAAGTTGTCTTACCAATAGACCTATTACCAGTGGTAAGATACAACTCGGGCTGGTTTCCGTTTAAATCTGTCATTGACAGTAGCTTTGTACCATCATAATAACTACCCATAACTTCTCCTTAAAAGTTGACAATTTCTTTATATTATTGTATCATAAAATATTGACTTTGTAAACGGAAAATTGTATAATCAAATAAGAAAGGAGAGTTTATCATGGCAGATATTGTAACAATCATCACTAATCTTGGCTTTCCTATTGCCGTATGTGTTATGCTAATGTGGTACATACGAGAGCTAACAACAAAACACGAAGCAGAGACAAAAGAATTTACACAAGCACTCAACAAAAACACGCTGGCTTTACAGAAACTATGTGACAAGCTAGATGTAGAAAGGAAGTCGGAAGATGCTTAAAGGTATAGACATTTCTCATCATAACAAATATCAGTTTGTAGATGGCACTATTAAATTCTCAGACCACGACTTTATTATGATGAAAGCTACTGAGGGTAGAGGATTTGAAGACCCAATGATGGAGACCTATGTTAAGGCTCTGTTGCCCGACCAGCTTTATGGTTTTTATCACTTTGCTAGACCCGACCGCAACGACCCTTATGAAGAGGCTAAGAACTTTTGCTCTGTGGTTGGTGAGTACGGCTATGGAGCTATGATGGCTCTTGATTGGGAAGCTCAAGCGGTTAAGTGTGATATCAATTGGGCTATTGAATGGCTGAATGAAGTAGAAAAGAAGTATGGCAAGAAGCCACTGTTCTATTGTTCCAGCTATTACACCAAGAAGATTGGAAAGGTACTGGAGAACAACAACGGTCTTTGGGTAGCCCACTATACTAAAGCAGATAAACCAAAGGTTTATACCTATCCTTTCTATGCCATGTGGCAATATTCCAGTAGTCCTTATGATAAGGACGTGTTCAATGGTAATAGAAACACATGGATGAAATACGTTAACTGTTAACATCATTTATATTTAGGTGAGGCGAATGGCGGTAGTATTCAATGATTATATGCCTACAATATGGAATAGGCTGATGGATGAATTTCATAATGAAGTTGGTGTAGCTGGCGTGATGGGCAATCTATATGCTGAGAGTGGATGCACTTCTTATGCTTGCCAACCAAGTAGACCTTATGATGTATGTATAACATATATCAATAAAGTTAACAGTCACGCTATATCAAAATACAACTTCGTTCATTATGGTTGCTCCAGCACTGGCGGGGTGGCTAGTTCACAGCTTGGCTTTGGTCTAGCTCAGTGGACATATTATACAAGGAAAGATGACTTGTATGATTTTATGTTCGCAAATGGCAACGATATTAGTGACTTGGAAAATCAGATAGCTTATGTTATAGAAGAAATAAGCGCTGATAGCACAATGTACAATATCGTTTCAACTTCTACAGACATAAATGAAGTAACGGATTATATTCTAAAGCACTATGAAAATCCTAAAGACCAGTCGTATGCAGTAAAGAAGACAAGGCGTGGTTATGCTACAGATATTTACAATGAGTATAGTGGAACTACACCTATAGAGCCACCCGACCCACAACCGCCAAGCCCCGACACACCTATACCAAAGGATGAAGCTCGGAGGATGCCCCTATGGATGATGTGTAAGAGAAACAAAAATATTTTTTTACTATAATAAGAAAGGAGAGCAACATGGTAAGAAGTAAAGATGAGATACTTGCTTCAATCAAGACTAGAATTGGTGAAGATACCTCAGATGAAGCTATTGCTCTTATCGAGGATATCAATGACAGCTTTGATGACCTATCTACTAGAGTAGCCGAGGCTGGTGATTGGAAAGACAAGTACGAAAAGAATGACGCTGAGTGGAAAGCAAAGTACGAAGAGAACGACACTAACTGGCGTAACAAGTACACAGATAGATTTTTCACTCCTAGCGGAGAAGACCCTATCGAAGAGATAGGTGCAGAGCTGGAAAAGGAACAGCCCGATGAACCTAAGAAACTAAGTTATGAAGATTTATTCGTTACAGAATGAAAGAGAGGTAAAGAATTATGGCTAGAAGATTAGCAGTTACAACGCTTAATGCGTCAACAATCGACATTATCAATACCATTAGACAGAACGCAAGTTATGAATATCAGTCACTTGTACCCGAGGTAACTACAGCACACGATATTCCTAAGGTTGGTGAAGTCCTTTATGGCTATCCAGCGCTTGCAAACCAGTTTATCAATGCACTGGTTAATCGTATTGCTCTTGTAAGAGTTAAGAGTGCAACATTCAACAACGCATATGCACAGCTCAAGAAAGGTTACCTTGAGTTTGGTGAGACTGTTGAGGAAGTATTCGTAAACATCGCTAAGGCTAGAGAGTTCTCAGCTGAAAAGGCAGAGCAGAGAGAACTTAAGAGGTCACTTCCCGATGTACGCTCAGCTTTCCACTCAATGAACTGGAAAGTTCAGTACCCAGTAACTATACAGGATGAAGACCTTAGAATGGCTTTCCAGTCAGCTGATGGTGTGCAGGATTTAATTGCTAAAATCGTTGACAGTGTATACACAGCGGCTGAATACGATGAGTATCTTCTGTTTAAGTACCTTATGATTAAGTCAATCGCTCATGGTGGAATGTACCCTATCTCTATTGGAGATGGAACAGACCTCAAGGACGCAGCTGTTGCTTTCAGAGGAACATCAAACAACCTTACATTCATCAAGACCCAGTACAACTCAGCTGGTGTTCATACTAATACTGACAAGGCTTCACAGTGCATCTTTATGGATAGCACATTCAATGCTCAGTATGATGTTAACGTTCTTGCATCAGCTTTCAACATGGATAAGGCTGACTTCATGGGAAGACTTCATCTCATTGATGATTGGACAACCTTTGACAACGAGAGATTTGAAGAGATTAGAGCTGGCTCTGATATGATTGAAGAGGTAACAGCAGATGAGCTTGCACTCATGGCAAACGTAAAGGCTGTACTCGTAGACGAAGAGTGGTTTCAGGTTTACGATAATCAGAACAAGTTTACTGAAAAGTATGTTGCAAGTGGTGAATACTGGAACTACTTCTACAATGTATGGAAGACAGTTTCATCTTCTCCTTTCTCAAACGCTATCGTATTTGTTACTGATGGTGCAACTATCACAGCTCCAGCTTCACTCAAGTTCAAGGTAGCAAGCATTACAGCTGATGATGTTAACTCTGTTGTAACATTCGTTCCTAGTGACAGTGCTTCACTTGTTGCTGGTGATAGCTTCAAGTTCGTACAGACTGAGGATGATGTAAAGAATGGCGTAGCTGTTCATCCTTACGGCGCTTACATCATTCCTACAGCTGAGACACCAATCACCATTAAGCCTCAGCTCACAGCTCTTGGTGCTACTTACAACCTTGCTACTGCTGTTGGTGTGGCAGACCTTGAAGTTGGTGAAGAGATTACTCTTGCTAAAGCATGATGCTAATTGATTAAGAGGGGTGGCAACGTCAATAAGTCCACCTCTCTATATGAAAAGGAGAATAATATGTATATAACTCCACAAACAAATATTAGATTATTGCATAATGTTCCTTTTGATAGTAGCTATGTGCATAGTTTGTTCTTTGCTGACGCTAGTGGTCAGACAGCATACTTTCAAAATTTGACTAAATATAATCTTAATAACTATAGTTATCAGAGATATGGCAGAGGCGTTCTTAGAGTTCAGATATTAGCTGATAATCTGTATGATATCAACTATATGATGTTTCAGAATAGGGCTTTTGGTAACAAGTGGTTTTATGCTTTTGTTGACAAGATTGTGTATATCAATGATGTTACTACAGCTATCTATTATCATATTGATGAGATACAGACGTGGCTATTTGATTGGAACTTTGCTGAGTGCTTTGTTGAAAGGATGCACACGCCTACAGATGAGATTGGTGATAATATTGTACCCGAGCCAGTAGAAACCGGTGAAATGGTATATAACAGTTATGATGCTCTCAATAAATATCACGAGTTAGCCATCATTCTAGCTTGCGTGGATATTGATACTCATAGTGGTGCTTTGTTCACTAACGGACAGATTTATGACCGCATATACAGTGGGGCTTCTCTATTTGCTTATTCTAATGATAGTACTGGTAGCTCCTTAATAAACCTTAAAATGCTAGACTTTGCAAAAAATCCCGACAGTGTTGTAGCTATGTATATGTGCCCGTCAGACCTATTGCCCGAGGGCTGTATAAACAGTCAAGTACAAATACCATTTAAGCAAAAAGCAACATCTATACATGAATTTGTTCCACCATCTTCAACAGCTGGAACGCAAATAGATGGATATACGCCAAGAAATAAAAAATTACTTACTTATCCTTACAATTATTTCAACTTGACTGATTGCAATGGTAATAACTTAGCATTAAGA